GCTTATGCGGTGGTTAGAAAGGATCATCTGCCTTGTGATTCTGCCGATGCTCAGGATTGGATCGCATCGAGAGTTCTTCGCTTGGTGTCAGGATCAGATCCGCAATTCAAGACAGCCATCGGAGTGGTGGCTTATGAGGTAGTGCCGAACGGTTACGTTAACGAGATCAAGAGCCTGACTGCGAATTATGAGTGGGCTTGCGTGAGCATTGATATTGATGTTAACGTGCTGACTTCATCTGAGGATGGCTGCTACGATACTTGTGCCACTGGCGATATTCCACTACCTGACTTCTTGCCTTGCACACCTTGCTTGACTGAGGTTGCTGTTGATGGCATTACTATCATCGGAAACGGTACGCCAGAAGATCCACTGATAGCCATTGGTGGCGGTGGAGGTGGTGGTTCTTTGATTGCCTTACCATTTACCACAGATCACTTGGCTGCTACGGGTAACGCTTATGCGGTTGGTAATATCGTTTGGTATCTTGGAAATGTCTATCGTTGCATTGCTGCCAATGATTCGATCCTTCCAACTAATGCAACGTATTGGGTTAATTTAGGTGCAGGCTTTCCGACTGTGCAACAGCCATCAGATTGGAACTCATCAAGTGGCAACAATCAGATCTTGAATAAGCCAACCATTCCAGCAGCACAAGTAAACTCTGATTGGAATGCTGTAAGTGGAGTGGCTGAGATCCTGAATAAACCAACGATCCCCGTTTTACCTTCTACTATTGTTGAATCAGTAACGGCAACAGCACCATTAACATCTTCGGGCGGTGGAAATCCTGATATTGCAATACCGCAAGCAACGGCATCGGCTGATGGATATTTAGATAGTGCTGATTGGTCAACTTTTAACGGCAAGTTCGATGTTCCAACGGGAACGAATACGGACTATCTTGATGGAACGGGCGCACCTCAACCATTCCCGACAATTCCAACGGGTACTGTTACATCGGTTGCGGCAACTGTGCCGAACCCGACAAATCCAGCCTTTAGCGTTAACGTACCTAACTCAACCACTACTCCAAGCGTTGACATAACAGCAAACGGAGTTGTAAGCCAGTACGTTCGAGGGGATGGCTCTTTGGCTAATTTTCCTTTGGGCGGTGGTGGTGGCGCATCGGTTAACTATTACCTCAATGGCTCAATAAGTCAAGGCACGATTGGAGGCAATGCTTACTTTCAAATGAGCCGCACTCCAGTGCTTGGAGGTGGTACGAACTTGACACGCACAAATGCGCAAGGCAATGGCTACATTGCGCAATTCATAACGGATGCAGGCGATCCAAATCTATTGGCAATCCCTTCAGGAAATTGGAACTTTGAAACCTACTTTAACGCATCAAGTGGCGGCGGCAATCCGAGCTTTTACATGGAGCTGTACAAGTACGATGGCGCAACCTTTACGCTTATCTCATCAGGCTCTACAAACCCCGAAGCTATTACGGGCGGCACGGTGGTAGATTTGTATGTTAGTGCGCTTGCAGTACCTTCGACAGTATTGGCTGCAACTGATAGGCTCGCAGTACGCATTTTCGTAACTACATCGGGGCGTAGCATTACGCTGCATACTGAGGACAATAACCTTTGCCAAGTAATCACAACATTCACCACAGGGCTTAACGCATTGAACGGCTTGACAGAGCAAGTGCAGAACTTGGCAGTTGGAACTTCGGGTACGGACTTCGCTATAAGTTCAGCAAGCAGCACTCACACCTTTAACCTACCAACTGCATCAGCAGCCAATAGAGGGGCTTTGAGTAGTACCGATTGGTCAACCTTTAATGGAAAATTTAACACCCCATCAGGCACGACTTCTCAGTATGTGCGAGGCGATGGATCGCTTGCAACCTTTCCGAGTTTGCCATTGCTTTATAAAAGCACAACAGATCAAACGGCAGTAACAGGCAACACCAATAACAACAGAGTGGTAGGTGTGCTGATTCCTGCTAATACTGTAACAGTTGGCTCGATCATTAACTTTAAGTGTAGATTGGGCAAGACTGGTGGTGCAGGGTTTATGGGTTTGCGAATTTATGCAAACACTGCCGATTCAATCGTAACTCCAGCACCAACATTGTTGATGACATCATCGACAAATAACATCAACCAAACCTATCAAGCCATTGACAGAAATGCGATTGTGAAAAGCGCAACGGTAACACAAACGCTACAAGCTATTGCTACAAGTGTTCAAAATGATGCCTTAGTAGTTCAAGCATCATTAACAAATTCTAATATTGATTGGACGGTTAACCAATATCTTATCTTCGCAATTCAGAATGGATCAGCAGCCGATTCAACTGTTTTATCATACTACGAAATAACAATCAAATGATCGACATAACAATCACATCAACACAACTAAGCTATTCGTCATCAGTAATCGGCTTGTTTTCTGCCGAGTATCAGCGAGATGAGATTGAGATTGTCGATGATCAATCGATTCATATTCCAACTGATCAAGGTGTTATCTTGATCAATGTTGGGCAGTTCACTTTTAATGGCTTGGCGTTTAGCAATTCAGTTGATTCGCTTGCCTTGATTAATTCTTTGTAATTTTGTAAAAAACTAAAGCACTATGGCAGGCATTAAAGTTACCGATCTTCCCGTATTAGGCGCAGCAGCACCTGATGATGTGATGTATATTGTTGACACCTCAACGAACACCTCTAAGCAGATTGCTGTTGAGGATATTGTGGGCGGTATTCCCGACATCGAAAGTGGTGATTGGAGTCCAACACCTACAAATACAGGAGGCACGAATCCAATAGTTACACCATTACGTGGTAACTATTCTCGTGTTGGCAGTGTTGTAACTTGCTCATTGTTTTTTCAAGTTGATATGGATGCTGCCGAATCTACTGCGCAGTTTACATTAGATTTGCCTATTGCATCAAATTTTTCAAATGGTAAAGATGCCTTTGGTATTATTTCTTATAATGGCATTGGTGATGGTGAGTTTCAAGCTTATGCTATCTCAGCAGATGTTGCAGGAAATCAAATTGAAATGCAAGTTGTATCATTAACTAATGGCGTATCATTTCAATTCCTACAAGCCATCCTCCAATATGTGATCATCTAATGCGCTCAACATCCATCAACGGCTTGAAGATCATCAAGGCTTACGAGGGCTTAAGGCTATCGAGTTATCTATGCCCTGCTTCTGTGGCAACGATTGGCTATGGCAGCACTCGCTATCCTGATGGGCGCAAGGTGTTGATGGGTGAGAAGTTGGTCAATGAGGCAATGGCAACTCAACTGCTTCTTGCTACTTTAGAGCCATTTGAATCGGTTGTAAACAAGAGCCTGCCAAACCTCAATCAATATCAATTCGATGCGTTGGTGAGCCTCTGCTATAATATTGGTGGCTCTGCATTCGGGCGATCAACATTGGTACGCAAGGCAAAGGTCAACTCAAACGATCCAAGCATTGCCGATGAGTTTATGCGCTGGAATAAGGCAGGGGGCAAAGTTCTGCAAGGGCTGACCACAAGAAGGGCAGCGGAGGCGAAGTTATACTTCACACCTTGTAAAGTTTAACCGGTTATTAGCGGAACTTCATCTGCTGCATTTCGTAAATTGAACTATGGCAGCAAGGATTACTAAGTCAAAAAAGATATTCAACATCATCATCAAGCACTGGCGTTCAACCATCGGCTCGCTGATGATCTTGGTGTCGATTTACTTATTGATCTTTAAGGTCATATCAACCGAAACAATGGCAGCGATAGTGGCTGCGTTGATTGCAGCAGGGTACATTCCAAAAGCTAAGAGCGATGAAGCAGCAAGTGATTAGAGATACGACATACAAAGTTAGTTCAAGAGTGATCCACATTGATACAGCCGTATCGGTTGGAACTCTTGCCGTAGTTGATACGCCTATCACTTCTGTTGAGGTGTTGGAGGTCAATGCGCCAGCGATCAAGCCACAGCTAACTGCATTCGATTCTATCCAACCTTGTAACATATCATTGATCACCTCAGTTAAAGCAGAGCCGTTGACCTTTGTCGATGTAAGATCAAACCAAAAGAATGAGCCAATGCCTATGAATTTAGATATACCAATCAACGGTATCGTCCTTGCGTTTACGATGTTTATCACCGTTCAATATCTTATTTCAAGTCAAGGGGCTTGGAAGTCTTTAGTGGATAATATCCGCAAGGAGATCGCATAGGTGATTCATTTGCCGTAAATTTGCAGTATGGCATCTCTGCACATTCTTGAATCTTCAATAGATTTATTCTACGTTATAGCCGATTCTGAAGGGTTGATACTGACAAGTAATGAACTTTTCAAAGAATATAGCAGCCATATCAAGCCAAAGAACATCCTCGACATTGCATCCAATGACAGCGATAGGGATGATTTCTTAGCAACTATTAACAGATCCAAATCAAGACCACCAGATCCTCAACGGGTTTATGTGCGTTCCAAGCAGAAGATCGGCTCTGAGCGTTACAATATGTGGAATGTTTACTACATCTTAGATTCACTTCATTTCATCGGCATCCCTTGCGTGGATGTTACCAGCATCACTGCCCACGAACACGAACGGCAGAAGGTGCTGATTGAGGAGTTCCGCTTTATGATCTCGCACGAACTACGCCAGCCATTGACTTCCATTGGTGGCTTGGTTGATATGTTAATGGAGCATAAGGAGGCAACGGAATCAGAACGATCTGCGATAATGGAGATGATTGCCGACAGCGTTAAGAAGCTTGATGAATCAATAAGGTTGCTTGTCAAGAAGTTGACTCGACAAATTTAACTACATTTGGGTATGCTTGAATCGGTTAATACTTTGCCTCTAAGTGATCAGGAATGTGATGATAGACTTGTTAGAGTGTTAGCCAGTTATGTAAGAGAGAAAGAGATGCCATTCTCAGTGGTGGTGAATATCCTCAATGATAATCTTCGGGATAAGTCAAGTAGCTTTATGAGACTAAATCAAATCATTCAACTCCTGCACAATGAAGCCATCTAACACTCACCTGATCGTATCGCTTTCAATCATCACTATTCTGGTCCTGATGCTGGGGCGTAGTTGTGCCACCATTAAAGAACTGAAAGGCGATAAGCAATATTTAATTGAGGAGAATCAAATCTTCACCAAAAGGATAACCGATGATTCGCTTGTTATCTTTACTCAGGCATTGCAGATCAATCAATCTGAACGGGCTGTGGATGCGCTGAAGGAGAAGATGGAGATGGCAGAAGTCAGCCAAGCCATTGAGTATAAGACTAAGACTGTCTACAAAACAGAGTTCAAGGTGGGCGAGGTGGTGTATGTCGATAGCTTTCCGCACATCAAACTTCCACGAACCTTTCACAAGATAGAAAGATGGTTAGAGATAGGAGGGCGAATTAACCGCTTAGGCTTCATTCAGATAGATTCTTTAATCATTCCTGCATCTTATACTGTCGCTATCGGAGATACGCTGCGAGAGGGCTTTATTTCAAAGATTCTAAAAAGAACAGATCCCGTTGTGCGGATCGGTGTCGATAACCCAAACATCAACTTGACGGGTATGCGTAACGTAGTTATTCGGCAAGATAAAAAGTGGTATCAGACCACAGCAGCCAAGATAGGATTTGGAGCATTGCTCGGAATTACGGCAGTTAAATTGGCAGCACCATAAAAATAGATTGAAATTAATTGAATTGATTATCAGCGAGTTATGCAAATTAACGCTGGTAGTTTGTTATTTTGTTTGTTTGTGTATTGCAGAATCAAAATAAGGTTCTACATTTGTCAAACCAAAACGAACAATTCAAACCTATTCAAGCCATGACAAATTACAAATCACATTTATTCGCAAGCCTCGGTAACAACAAGTTACACCCTTCAAGAATGCAATGTGGCAGACACATCTTCAGAAATGCTAAAGGCACGCACGTAGTTAAGACAGCAGAGTTCATTAAAAACTACTTAGAAGATGAATCAATGGTTTGCAGTAAGTGCTTAGAATGGGCAAAAGCAAACGGCAAAATTAACTAAACTCAATCGGGCAGCTAACCCCTGCCCATATTTTCCCACCCTTTTACAACTTAAAACAATGACAGCAAAAACACTTTTCAGAAACATCGAATCAACCGAGTTCTTTCACTACGATCACCTCGCAGGGATGCTCACAATCGTAATCAATGACGGATGCAGAAAAGGTCTAATGACCAGATGCGACAGCAATGCATCAGCACTGCCAAGGCAATTTCACAAGGAGTTAACCTATGGTGTGCCTGCCGATATTAGGCTGTTTGAATCTTGCTCGATTGAGGAGTATCACCAAGCCTACTGTGCAGCAGTTGACACTATGCACGAATCAGTAATAGAATCTTTACAAGCGTAATCCTTAAACCTTTAATATTTCAGAAATGAAAGCACCTGTTAACAGCGGAGCATCCGCATCAAAACAACTTGCACCTACTGGCACTCACATCGGACGATGCTATCAGATCATTGACAAGGGTACTACCTTCGATGAGAAGTGGCAGAACAGAAAGCGCAAGATTCAGTTTATGTTTGAACTGCCGATGGAGTTGGCAGTTTTCAACGAGGAGAAAGGCGAGCAGCCATTCTATGTAAAGACAGTGTTCAACCTAAGTATGGGTGAGAAGTCATCGCTTCGCAAGTTCATTGAATCTTGGTTCGGCAAGAAGATGACCGACAAGCAAGCAGCAGACTTCGACATCTTTAATCTTATATCACTTCCTTGTATGCTTAACATCGTTCACAATGGCAAAGAAGATCGAACGTATGCAAACATTATGAGCATCGCACCAATGCCGAAAGGAATGCAATGCCCTCCAGCGATTAACACTCCAATGTGCTACGATACGACTGAACACGATGAGATGGTTTTCTCATTGCTGCCTGACTTTATGCAGGAGGATATTAAGAAATCAGATGAGTGGTTACAGCGGATCAGTCAGGAATCAACCAAGTGGACAAAGCCACAGCAGGCTTCACCGTTTGATGATGGCGCAGATGATCTTGATGATCTATTCAACACATCTAAAGAGAAATTCCCTTTTTAACTTAAACAAAAAATCGGCAGGGCGAACGAACTCCCTGCCGATCTCTAACCTAATAAACATGAACAGCATCGCAAAGATAAGCATTCCCGTTGAGAAGATATATCAATCGATAAACTCAACCGAGATATTAAACGCACAGGCACTCATTGAGCGCAACAGCGTGGCAGGAGAAGCCAACAGCGTTAAGAACGTGAGCGAGTACAACAGTATGGCAGCAGCCATCAAGCAAGTGAATGATGCCATCAAGATCGTTGAGTCAGCACGTAAGGAAATCACTGCGCCAGTTGATCACTTCAAGAAGGAATTGATCAGCCTCGAAAAGCAGACCACAGATCCACTGAGCCAATTCATTACATCAGCCAAAGCCAAAATGCTGGAGTACCACGAGCAAGTTGAGCAAGAGCATAAGCAAGCGCAAGAGAAGATCATCCAAGAATCAATGTCATTAAAGAGCCACTTCAAGGAGATGGATGCACTGGCGAATATGGTCGATGATCTTTATGTAAGTTCAGTCGATATGCCAAAGACCAAGAACATCAGAACAGTCTACAAGGCAGAAGTCGATGGCGATGTTGATTGGCTTAAGATCATCAATGTCTTATTCGCCACCAATCACTTGCGCCAAGAGGATCTTCTCAGACACTTGCCAAAGGCGATGGAGATGGTAGGATTGAAGCACATCGCAGGAATCAATGTAGTAGCAATTAAAACTCAAACAGTTTAATATCTTAAAAAAATGACAGCAAATTCAAACAGCGAATTCGATGATCGCTACGATTGGACACCACTAAAGCACGATCAATTAGTGGAATTTATTGAAACAAGACGATTGACAACGGGGCTTAGCAAAGAAAAGCTATCAACTCAGGCTGGTTACAGTAATAGTTTGTTTAGCAATCTATCAAACAGGCTTCAAAGATTTAGCAAGGAATCATTCGCTGCATTAGCTAAAACCGTAATTTCTAAAATGGCACAACTTCAAATTGATCTTGATAAGCAACAGACCGAAAAGATCGAAGCACCAGTTAAGATCGAGAAGCCAATCTACGGAGTTATGAGCATCGAGCAGATGATCACCAAGATCAAGGCAGCAGGCTACAAGGTTATGAGAAGAACAGAAGGGTGGGAGGAGATCTGATGACAAGAGAAGAATTTATCAAGTATCCTGCAATCTCAGCCAGCAGAATCAAACGATTCTACACAGGCGATATCAGCTATGCAAAGAATGCCCTCGACAAGGGGGCTAACTTTCACTTTGATCTTTTAGAAACCGAAGTCGATCAGATGAATGGTGCTGCAAAGAATGTCTATGATGCCTTTCAGGAAGTGCCACTATTGGCTACGATGTTTGAGGAGTCGATCAAGGAGCAAGTGGTGGTGTCTGATGTGGTTATCGGAGGCAAGACAGTTCAAGGCAAGTGTGCCATCGATATGAATTGGGATCAGCAGAAGATCCTTGCAGACATCAAGACCACATCAGCCAAGAGCATTGAGGCATTTGCTGCCGATATGATTAAGCACGCCAACCACATTCAAGCGGTATGGTATTCGATTCTGATGGGTACAGATCCTAAGTGCTTCTACTACATTGGCGTAACTCCAAAGGTGAAGAAGTCGGGCAAGTTTGCTGATCTATTTCTTTATCGCCACAATCAGGACGAGATCGATAGTGCAAAGGAGTTGATCATTAACTTCATCGAGCAGTTCGATGGTGATTATTCCAGACGATGAGAGCCAAGCACTGTGATGCGGTTGTTAGCTTTGTGTTGAATCACTATGCCAATATGCCCACTAAGGAGATCGCTAACGCATTAGGATTGACTTGCTGTGCTGTTTATCAGATTGCCAACTTACGAGGCGTTAAAAAGGATCTTAAGTACAAGCGAGATACTTATGGCAATCGACTGATGCAGGCAGGCATCCCGACAAGATTCAAGGCAGGGCAACGGGCTTGGAATAAAGGACTTAAAAAAGCAAAGAATGAAACTACGTAAAAGGCGAGAGTCCGACATCTACATTAGCATCTCTAAGTTGATGGCACTGCAACATCCTAACATTGTCTATCGCTTTGACTTCGCAGCAGGAATGAAGATGACCATCGGGCAGGGCAGATTACATAAGTCAATGAATGGCTTTGTCGGCTATCCTGATTTATTCATTGCCTATCCCAATGGCAAGTATGCAGGGCTGTACTTAGAGATCAAGTTGGAAGGGAAGAAGGTGTTTAAGAAGGATGGCAGCCTGCTGATGGATGAACACCTTGAACGGCAGCAGAATATCCTGAAGATGCTTTCCGCTGCTGGATACTATGCGACCTTCGCAATCGGAATACACGAGAGTTTAATGATCATTGACAAGTACATAAAAAACGAACTATGAAAACAACCCTATCAATTCTCATCCTGCTTGCCTCTCTATCAAGTTGTAGAAAGTGCTACGATTGCAGGGTAACAACAACGACCACTGGCTTTGAATCGCAAACGCAAATGACCAGAATAGAAAAGTGCGGAATGACCAACCGAGATGTCAAGGCATTTAAGGTCGGAATGGAAGGCACGACAAGTACAACATTGAATGGCAAAAAAGTAACTGTGAAAACTACGGTTAGTTGCTATTGAGATATACAAGATATATCGTATATTCGCAAGAAAAAAAACAAGATGAAAAAGATAATTGACATTCCAGACGAGATCGTTAAGGAACTAAAAATCATTGCTGTTAAGAATGATAGCGACTTAAAAAACTACATTCAAGACTTGATCCTTAGGCAGTATGAGTTTACTAAAAAGACTGAGATGGCTATTGAAGGAATACAAGACGGTCAAGCAATGAGATTTATTTGGAACTACCTTTCAAATACTTACAAGGGAATTAAAGACAATGTATTCCAGCACGATGAAGAGTTTAAGTTCAAGGATGAATTAGACTTCTTTGAGTATGTAATGTATGTCTGTGAATGCGTTATTCAATCAATTAAAAACGATGAAGAAAATGGATCTTAACTATTGTAGTGTTGAAGAAGTTATTGGCTTAGAATGTATTTATCACAGCCAAGATGAAGAAGGAGAACTTGGACTTCAATTAGCTGGTCCTATCTTGGTCAGAATACTTGGTTATTACATTGAAGTCGATGACAAGCCTCCTTATCCTGTTGATATAAGATTTTTGATTGAGCCAGTTGGCGATCATAATTTGGACGAAGATGAGTTAGATCACTTAAGAATTTGCGGATCGCATTCTATTTTTTTATCTTTTGAAAATCACTTTTAGGATTGTTCTTATTTTTTTATCTTTGTAAAAGTTCAGAGGTCGAAGCCTGAATTAAAAAGAAATTTATCGCCCTTTACGGGCTGCGAGGAAAGACAGTTGATTCTGTTGATCCGCTTCGACCGCAGCTTGTAAGGGGCTTTTTGTTTGGGAATTATGATGTTTGAATACTTTGCTTTTTATTGGAATTGGGCAGATACCAATTCAGATAAACACAGCCCGACATTGGCGGGGATGTACTTCTATCTTTTACGACTTGCAAACGATCTGCACTGGAAAGAAACATTCACCATCACATCAACTCAGATAATGAATTGTGTTGGAATTGGAAATTACAAAACATACAAAAAGCATTTAGATCAACTTGTCGAATTTGGTCTTGTTGAGATGATAAAACCAAGTTCAAATCAATACACTGCTAATGTAATTGGGTTGGTAAAAAATACCAAAGCAAATACCAAAGCAGTACCAAAGCAAGTACCTAAGCAGTACCAAAGCACATCCCATATTCATAAGACTATTAAAGACAGTAAAGACATAGAAGATATAAAAGACATTAATGATTCTATCGAATCAATACCGACCTTCAATTTCGATAGACTTGAGATGAGCTACCAATTCAAAAAGCCTAATGAAGTAGATCAGCTATCAATATTCAAAGATCCTGAAGTCAACAAAGCCTTCAATGATTATCTTAAGCATCGCATCACAATCAAAAAACCTGCAACTAAAAACGCTATAATACTTCTATCTTCCAAAATTAGAAAAGAGTGTGGGGCAGATAAAGGCAAGGCAATAGAACTCCTGCAAGAGCCAGTTATGAATAATTGGATCGGCATAGTGTGGGATCGAAAGAGCCAATCTGCCAACTCCAAACCTCAACAAATCCAATTTAGTAGATCATCAACAGAGCATTACAAATGATAACATCCCAAGAACTTGAAGAGAAGATGATCGCCATCTTGCTATCTTCCAACCAGCACAAGGACGAGATCATCGTTCAACTAAAAAGTGAATACTTCACCAATGACAGATACAAGAAAGCATTTGACATCATCAAATCTCTCAACCAAAAGAAACAACCAATCGACATCACCTTCCTTAATCAAGAGAATAAGATCGCCAAAGTTCTGGACACTGCCGATATAATCACAATCAGCAAATCACTTGACAAGATCACATCAGGATTCTTTGAGCCTCACGAAGCCATCCTTCTTGAACTTAGAAATACCTACCTTAAATCTCAAATACATCAGATAATCACTGAGGAGTCAATAGGTCTTTATGATCGGCACGATGCAGAGGTTACAGCATCGGAGATGGTCAAGCGACTTAACGAACTTATGGATACCGGTATGACCGTTTCCAATATCATCACCACTGCCGATCTTGTCAAGGACGAACGGGAGGCATACTTCAGACGGCAGGAACTAAATCGACAAGGCAAGACAAGCGGAGTGAACACAGGGCTTACTGCACTCAATAGATTTACGGGTGGATGGCAGCCTGAGTTTATCATCTTGGCAGGCAGACCATCGATGGGCAAGACTGCACTGGCATTGTTTCACGGCATCCAATCCAAAGAAGCAGGGATCTACTTCAACCTTGAAATGAACCCTTCACAACTTTGTCAGCGATTGATCCTGCAAAATGCAACGGGCAGCATCGACTCCAAAAGATTAAGGGATGGCAGCCTTAACCAACCAGAACTTCACGTTTTTGAATCGACCATTGGTGAAGTTGAAAAGATGCCATTCACCATCTACGACAAGCCAAGATGCGGAGTTCACGAAGCCATCAGGGTAATTAGGCAGCAAGTCAGAAAGGGGCTGTGTAAGTGGGTAATAATCGACTACTTGCAGTTGATGACATTGGAAGGCTTCAGGGGTGGCAATCGGGAGGCAGAAGTAGCAGAGATCAGCAGAACGCTAAAGGCAGCACAGAAAGAACTTGCCATCCCAATCATTGCACTGTGCCAACTTAATCGACAAGTTGAGCAAAGGGCAGATAAGAAGCCGATGCTATCCGACCTGAGAGAATCAGGATCATTGGAGCAGGATGCCGATACTGTGTGCTTTGTTTATCGACCATCATACTACAACTTATCCAACGATGATGGCAAGCCATACACCAACGAAACATTCTACTTATTTGAAAAGCATCGGCAGGGATCTACCGGAACTGTGGAGTTCAGGAATAACGAAACCATCACCAACTTCTACGATGCCAATCAAGAGCCGATGAGTTCCTACCTTCCAGTGGCAATCGAATCAACTGCATTTAACTTCCAATCAAATCAATTCAATGACGATAATCCATTCTGACCAATCTGTTGAGGTAACTCCAAAGAGCCTGATGTTATTAGTTAAACTCAATCAATTAACCGATGAAGAACTTATCTATCACTTCCCGAAACTTGCAGCCAGCAGAGATCGGGATGGGATCATCAATGCTCTGGTGTTTGGCGTTAAAAAAAATAAATAAAAAATAATTTGATTATGTATTGCAGAATCAAAAAAGGTTTCTATATTTGCTGAACAATAATTCACAATTCAAACCTATTCAAGCTATGATCTCAATCACAATCACTCCAGAAATCGCAATCGAAATCAATTCTGAAATCGTTAAGTTGCAAACACTTATTGCAAGAGAAATGAATATCTCAGAAGATCTTAGATATACTCACAAGATCGAACTTTATCAGTCAAAGATTCAAGAATTAAAACAAGGTTTGTCTAATGGCTTTATTTAATCTCTACAAGGTTGGTCGCTACGGGTTGATTCACGTAACGACTAACCGCTTTGAATCATTCAAAGAAGCCGAAAAGTATTATGCTAATGTATTCGGCTATAATAGATCAAAAGCGAATCAACTTTTTTCTTATAAAATATCAGGACTTTAACTAACTTGCAATACACAATCAAATAATCACTATCTTTGTGCAATGGAAGTCAGTAAAAAAGCAAGGGGCGGTTACAGGGCGAATGCAGGCACGAAGTCGAAGTATGGAGAGCAGACCGAGAACATTACATTTAGAGTGCCTGCCAGCCATAAGCAAGCCATCAGGGAGATAGTGAAGAAGTACCTAATGAACGTAATACAGCAGCAGCAAAATGACAAAGTTAATGACAATACCTTGCGCCATCGAATCGGTGGCAACGAGGCGAGATAAGACCATCAAGATCAGCATCGGCACTCAGGAACTTTCACCAGAGCAAATGACCGAACTTATAAATCATTGGATGGGCGGTGTAGGAGTGATGGCATTCAAGGGCGAGCAGTTCAACTACAACGATGAGCAGCTACTTGAAGCAATGAAGATCGATGCAGCGGAGATGGGCAGCAAGACACCGAGCCAAAGATTGAGAGCAGCCTTGTACGTGCTGTTTGAAGCGAACAAAGAAGGTCATTCAGATTTTAATAGTTACTATTCGGCAATGATGGAGCGATTCATCGACACCGTTAAGAAGCGCATCGACACCTATTCACAATTCTAACAATGAGCAAGCAGACAGCAGTTGAGTGGTTGCAAGAAGCCATCAGCAAAAAACTAAGCAGCGAAATTGGTCCGTACTTTTTGGACTTGTTCGACCAAGCCAAAGAAATGGAGAAGTATCATCTAATAGAAACCTTTAACGAAGGCGCACTTGATGGACTTGAACTTGGAGAACAATACTACACTTATACATTCACCGAGCAACCTGAACAATGAAACAGTTAAACAGCAACCAACTTAATTTACTGCTCACCGATGACGAGATGAGCAAACTAAAAGAGATCGGCTACAATGGCAAAGATTGTCTGCGTGCATTCCTGCGTGAGGAGTTCGATCTTGAATTTACAACAGAGCCATACTTGGGCAACAGCACTCTGCTCAATGGTATCTTCATCAGGGAGGGCGAAGTAGTATCAGATAACACTTGGCTGCCGAAGGATGAAGCCTACGGAGCAGACACGCCAGAGGAGGCATTTATGATGAGCATAACGGCAGTGATTGAATACTGCATCGACTTGTATAACCAGAGCAATGTGATGGCATTCAGATCAGTTAAATATCTTGTTTGAAGATGACAATCAGAATCAGGGCAGGCATCTTCATTGATGCAATGATGGAAGGTAACTACTTCTACTTCGGTTATCTCAGTCGAGCAAGTTGGGAATATGATGTAGCGGTGGCGGTAACGCATAAAGACCTTAAGATGTTTATCAATACCAACAAGGTAATTATGCCAACCGATCAGCCACAATATAACTTCGGCATCTTAGTCAATGCAGAAGATCGGGATGGGAATGAGATCTATACCACAATGGCGTACATTGAAGGTAAACTCAGACGGCTTGTCATCTATCCATCGCAGTATAAGAAGATGGTTGACATCGGGCAGAACATCAACAAGCTAAGAGAATCAGAGTTTGTAGATAGTTTAATATCTTTGTAGGTCAATAAACATTAAAGCTATGCCATTATTTCAAGGGGATTCAGATCAGATAATTCAGATGAACATCCGCAAGCTAATAAGCGAAGGCTACAATCAAGATCAAGCAGTTGCCATCGCCTATGCGGAAGCAGACAAGTATCGCAAAGCAAGAGCAAAATGAAAAAGAAGTTAGGCAGACCAACAGACTACACACCTGATCACGATGAGAGAGCATTCAATCTCGCATTGCTTGGGCTTAGTGATGTGCAGATAGCAGCAGCATTTGAGATTTGCGAGGCAACAATCAATAATTGGAAGCACGACCATCCCACCTTTTTAGAGTCATTAATGCGTGGGAAGGAGGATGCAGATGCCAAAGTAGCAAGGTCGATGTATGAGCGAGCGTTAGGAGTTACGATAGTGGAGGAGGCAGTTACTAAGGATGGCGAGATCGTTAAACTTCACAAGCAGCTACCATCGGACACCGCAGCAGCGAAGCACTGGCTATCGAATAGGCAGCGAGGTAGATGGAGCAACAACGGTGAAAGCACAATCAACACCACCGAGCCTTTGGTGATCATCCGCACAGAGATAAAAGACAAAGCCGATGAATAAAAAATTGAAACTATGAACTTTACTCTAACGCCAACACAAACTAAAGCCTACGATATGGCTATCAACGGAAACTACCGAGTGGTTGTTTTCGGTGGTGCTATACGAGGTTAGCCCCTCCCAGCAATGCGAGGGGGCAAGATTAACGTGGTGGCAAAACTTATTGGCTGCTGATGACATTCACTTACTTGGCTTTGCAATACCCTCGCAGCCGATGGGTAATTATACGCAAGAGCCTGCCTGATCTAAAGCGGACAACATTTCCATCGTTCACTTCAATTCTTTCTGAGGGCATTGAAAAATATGTCAAGTCTTGGAATCGGGAAACTCAGGTCGTTGAGTTTATTAACGGCAGCGAGTTGATCTTTATGGCTGAGAGTTATGACGATGATAAAGAACTCAATCGATTCAGGGGCTTGGAAGTTAACGGTGCTGGGCTGGATGAAGTCAACGAACTGCAAGAGCCAACCTTCTACAAGGTGCAGGAAAGGATCGGCAGTTGGAATAAGGCACAGGGCAAGCCTCCCATCGTTTGCTTGGCAACTTGCAACCCATCGAACAATTGGGTTAAGACAATCATCTATGAGAAGTATCGCAGCAACACCTTGCCAGACCGATGGAGTTACATCCCATCGAAGATTACTGACAACCCATACATCCCTATCGAGTACCTTGAATCGCTGAAGGAACTACCTCCGATCCAATACCAAAGATTCGTTGAGGGCGATTGGGACATTGCCGATGATGTGGCTAACCCGTTCTTGTATGAGTGGAACGATGACAGGCACATCGATGATAGCATCCAACTCAATCCTAACTTGCCAGTGTTCGTTTCAGTCGATTTCAACATTAACCCGTTATGTGCTTTGGTCATCCAGCAAGTGGGCAGGGGTGCGATAGTGGTGGATGAGATCAAGATCGACAAGGGCAGCGTTGATGCTTTCTGCGATGCAGTGGAAGCACTGAGCATTCCGATGGGCTTGATCAGGATAACGGGCGATGCAATGGGAAAGGGTGGCACAGTGCAGCAGCGAGATAACTCATCTGCCTATACTCAGATCAAGCGGAGGTTGAGGTTATCCGATTCTCAGTTTATGATTCCTGCAAACCCTACCCACTACAACAGCAGGATCGATTGTAACGCAGCACTAAGGCGGTTGGATATTCGTGCCAACTCCAAACGCTGCAAGGGCTTTGTATTCGATGCCAAGCAAGTGCAATGCGATGCCAATGGTGGCATCATAAAAAGCAATCGTAAAAACATCGCAGAGCGAGCCGACTTTTTAGATTGTTTTCGTTACTTTGTAAACGCAATACTAAAGCGATACTTATGAGCGTGTGTTCTCCTTGCTTTGATTCTGGAATAATTGTAGACTACTGTAACGAGGGGATCACCTTCGGAGTAGTGCCTGCCGATGCTACTTATGTGGTAGACATCAAGCACAATGCAACGGGCAAGATTCAAACCTTCTACGGCAGCGAATCAGATGAAGATGGAATGCTTACCATTGTCGGTGCGAAGATCGATCCACTGCAAGGCTATACGATCAGCCTAAGAGGCTGTGAGGTGTTCACCATCTGCGAGGTTGAATACACTTGCATCACCTTCTCGGTAGTGAACAGCAATGCCGATGCTGAAGATATTGGAGTGATTAACCTAATCGACTGCATAGAATGTTAAAGAAGATCAAGATGATCCTTCACGGCTGGATGCTGTGGTGCTTCGATACTAAGGCAAGCAGAAAGCTATCAAGGAAGCGGATGATGGAGTGCGTGGTTTGCCCATATCATCAGAAGCTAACCAACACTTGCAAGGAGTGTGGATGCTTCCTGCCTGCCAAAACAAGAGTGCCTGATGCCGAATGTCCAGTGCAAAGGTGGTAGATCACATGACTGGCTTCATCATCGTTTCAGCAGTATATCACAGCAACGAGATTGATGAGGTGCTTGGCGTGAATCGAAAGGTAGCCGATACGATTGTCAATGTTGACTTTATCAGCCATTGCTTCGAGGCGGACGATGAAGGTGGAACGGTGGTGATCTTGAAGGACAATTCTGAAATCAAAACAAATAACTCATTAGATGAAATCATCCAAAAGATTCGCAGATCGACTGCGATCAATATTTTTGCGCAGTAACAATCACAAGTCAACATACAACTTAGTTGAGGTATTTAAGAAAGGGCAGCATACTTACTACCGATTCCCGAAAGAAGTAAATATGCCATTGGAGAGGTTCGCAATGTCGATGAGCCTGATGGAAAGGTTGAGCAGTGGGTTAAGTGGATCAGAGATGGAGAAGATACTCACTGAAATGGAAAAGGCACTATCAGCAGGCTTGGCTAACCCTAAGACGGCAGCATTGATGGGAGCATACATTCACGTTATCAGAGAGAGGCAGAACACTGTGATCCATCGTGATCTGTTGTTAAACATCGCAGCGACTTGGATCATCAGATCAGATGAGAACCCTGCCGAGATTAACCCTGACATCCATCAACAGAAGTTAACCTTGTTTGAGGAATTGAGCAATGGAGGGGCGCACGATTTTTTTTACAATCTGGGTATCGAGCCGCTGATGCCCTTATTCAATATTTCAGCGGACGAATTTCAAACGCTTTGGGAGTACAACACGCACGAAGTTCGCAAACTACAAGAGGCGTTACGCCAACTGAGTTCTCACCGCAAAGCAGGGCTAAGAGAACAACCGACATCTTCAGGGAGCAAGTGATGGTATTGGCAGGCGGATCAATCTCCGAGTTCAATGAGTTAATGAGATCGGATGTGTTAACTTATTTGCTTAAATTTGAGGCTCAAATAAAGGCTCAAAACAATGGCAGCAAAGGTTGAAATCATATACGAAGCCGAGGCAACGAGCCTGAAGGCAACAGTTAATGAAGTTAATAAAGCCAACGATGCCGTTGTTGCATCAGCGCAAACGAGTTCTAAGGAAGTAGCCAATGCCTATAAGAGTGCAGGCAAAAGCATCGCAGCAGCATTCTCAGGCAATGAAGTTAAGAAAGCACTTGCCGACCAGAACACCGCATTCGATAACCTTAATAAGAAAGGCAAGACTTTAACTGGTCAATTAAGATCTTTAAAGAACGAACTATCTCAACTTGAAGTAGCAGGCAAAGGTGGAACTGCTCAGTTTCGGCAGTTAACACTTGAAGCGGCAAGGCTTGAAGATCAGGTAGGAGATACCAGAGCAAGAGTATCAAACCTTGCATCCGATACATTCAAGTTCGATGCAGCAGTAGAAGCCACACAAGGTCTTGCTGCTGGCTTTGAAGTGGCGCAAGGGGCGGCTGCTTTATTTGGTGATGAATCAGAAGATCTACAAAAGGCATTGCTTAAAGTTCAAGCAGCCACAGCCATCGCTAATGGAGTTCAGCAGATTGCTAACCTCTTGCTTGAAGAGAGCAGGATCAAAACACTTTTAACAACTCAGGCACAAGCGGCTTATGCTGTTGTTGTAGGTACATCAACGGGAGCTATGAAAGCCTTTAGGATAGCATTGGCGGCTACTGGAGTTGGCTTGTTGGTGTTGGGCTTGGTAGCATTGGTTCAGAATTTTGATAAGGTTAAGAAAGCATTTAGCGACTTTCAAAATTCAAAGCCTGAGAATGGATTTGCTCAGATTGGAAAGGCTATTATCAATAGTGTGTTAACACCCTTCAAGTTATTGATTGAAGGTATTGAGAAAGTGCAGAGTTTGATCGGTGATGAAAAGCAAGTTCAAAAGAATAAGGGCTTGATAGATCAGATAATTGCAAATGAGAATCGTAGATTAGTTTCAAGAGAGAACGCTATCAATAGAGAAATAGCATTGGCTGAGGCATTAAACAAAGACACCACTAAACTTGAAATCGAAAAAGAAAAGTTGTTTTTAGATTCTGCTAAACGAAAGTTAGATCTTATCAATAAAAATGAAACATTGATTAGGAGTGTATTGCGTGATACATTTGATATTGAGCAGGAGCGATTTATATTACAGCAGGAAATTCTTGATAGAGAAAATGCAATCAATGTATTAAGGATTGAAAATAGACGTAAGACTGTTGCAGAGATTGAAAAGATCGAAAGTAAAAGATTTACTGGAACAATAAAACTTTCAGAAGAAGAACAAAAGAAACTTGCAGAATTAAATAAAATCAGAGTTCAATCTGCTGCTACACAAATTGCAATACTTCAAAATGTAAATGACACAGCCATCATCAATGGTCAGAATACTCTTGATAAAAGGCTTGAGCAGATTCGGTTAGAGGGCGAGGCAAGGAAGTTGCAGGCTATTGATTCAATACAAGATCAACAAGAAGAAGCAACGGCAATCGAAAAGATTAATGCTGAAACACAGGCAGCTATCAGAGCAGAGCGAAAGAAGACAACGGAGCAAACAATTGATGATGCGCTTGAAATAGCTAATCAAACATTGAATGCCTTAAGTAACATTTTGAACCTTCAAAAGCAATTATCTGAGAATAGAATTGCAGAAATTGCATTGGTTAGAGATAAAGAGATTGAAGCTATAAACCAAACAACTGACTTAGAAAATAGCAAGATCAGACAACGAGAGGCTGCTCAATTTAGGGCGCAACAAAGAATTGCAGCCGAAAGAACTAAGCAAGCCAAAGCAGAAAAGGCATTGTCATTATTTCAAGCCATTATTGCAACAGCAACAGCAATTGCAAAAGCAAGTCCTAATCCATTATTGATTGCCTTTGCTGCTGCAACTGGAGCAGCACAGATCGCATTAATTGCAGCAACTCCAATCCCTAAGTTCAAGAAGGGTGGTGTTGTAGGAGGCAGAAGCCACGAGGCTGGAGGTACAATGATTGAAGCAGAGAAGGGTGAGTTCGTAGTTAACAAATCATCAGTGGCACGCCATCGTGATGCTCTTGATGCAATGAACAGATCATCAGCAGCATTCAAGAAGTATGTGGATGAGCGATATGTACGCCCTGCATTGATGGACTTCGCTGCCAAGAACAGAGGTGCAAACGTAACGGTTAACGCATCGCTCAACAGCAAGTCAATGGAGCGAGAGATCAAAGGGCTTCGCAAAGATTTGAAAGGCAAGTCGACTGTGGTGAATATCAACTCATCAGATTCAAGATACTTATGGCAATAGAGATTAAATTCCTGATCGATGGTATTGATCGGGGGCAGCCATTAAATCCACAAGACTTCGGCTTTAGTGTCGCAGAAGATGATTCGATAGGATCGAGGATTGTATCATTTAATAACGATCTGTTCTTTGATGGCACTGCTTATCAGTACCTATTCGATAAGGTAGTTGATCGCACATTCTGTCAATTAGTTAATGTCCAAGTTCAGTACAGATGTCAAAACTCTTGGGAGCGATTGGTGGATGGCTACATCGTAGTTACTGAAACGGTTTTTGATTTAGACAAATGCAGAGTCAAGACCAAACTTTATGACGAATCATTCTCAACTAAGATAAACAACAACAAAGGCATTCCATTCTCACTTAGTTGTGTAGTAACCAAGAACCTTGAGCCAATAGTTCCACCAGCAAGAAGGCTAATCAAGTTGTTTAATCCTGCAAGCCCTATCGGAACATTTGATGCAGGCAGAGGAGTTACAGTGTTTGATGCGTTGACTCACCTTGTTAGTTGTATGAGCGACAACTTGGTAGACTTTGCTTCTGACTTCTTTTTTGCAGAGCCTGATGATGCCGATATTGTCTGCATCACCAATGGCAGATCAATCAGAACTAACCAAGACATTGAGATCGTTGTAACCTTTGAGCAGCTATACAGAGATCTTCGGGCTAAATATAATTTGGGCATTGGCTTCTTTAAGCAGGCAAACAATAGACCAGTGATAAGGATTGAGCCGATTGAATACTTCTATCAGTTAAATCAATCAGCATCGCTAATCGATCAGCCTGACATTGACTTTAGGTTCGACACTCAGAAGATTTATGCAGCGGTGCAATTTGGCAACAGTCCTGTGCTGGAGGCTAATGAATCAAACTCGCAGAACGATCCACCGCAATCATTGTCATTTACTCAGACACCATTCAGAGGATTTAGAAAGGAACGATTTGGATTTACGGGCGAGTGCAACACTTCAAATATCCTAAATGTTGAGGCTTCAGAGATTATCTTTGATACCAATGTGATCGAAGATATTGTTCGGTTTAATAATGAATCGCACGACCTTGCCAATGTGATTCTGCAAGTGATCTACTTTGGAGGAGTTACACCATACTTTGAAGCAAAGCGTTATGATCCTTATGCGATTGGTCAGGATGTTTTTAACGGGGGCTTTACTAATGATGAGGTGTCAGCAAGATGGCTCAATGGTTACCCAAGTTCGTTGTTCTCATTCTTAGAAGAACCATTCGATCCTACATTGACAGACTTTAGGGCGCAGATGTTTCTAAGTCCTTTGCAGACATTTGAAGCAAACGATACAGACTTTACCACATTCAGTGGATTCAATGGCGATTTCATTGAGTTTAATGATGAGGTTACTGATAACGGTAACAACTTTAATCTATCGAGATATGTTATACCATACACTGGAGAATACACTTTTTCGCTTCAGTTAATTAGGGCAGGAGTTAGTGGCACTCCAGTTGGCACAGTGGATAACTTTGCAATCATTCGACATCTTGATTCTCAAGAGAATGTAATCAATAGCTACAATGGTGCATTAGTGGCTCAGTTGTATAGTTCATTTTCGCTTATGACTGTTACTTGCTCTTTTATTGCCAATCAAGGCGATAGGGTTGTAGCCGATATGTCGGCAAAAGTATTTAATGGCACAGGCATAGAGATAGATATTGCTAAAGACTTTGGAGGCGAAGTAACATTCTTTCAGGGATCTGGCATTCCTTTGATTGCTGAAGAACTTGAAGCGGTCAACACTGAAGATTTTAGAACATTCCTTTATGAGTTTGAGCGACCACTATCAATGAATGAGATCACATCGATCATCAATCAAACATCATCACCGATTGAGTTAGGGCGCACAGAGGATTCATTGGCGGTAATTGATGGCTATATTAAAACGATGGAAGTTCAATCTGTTATAAGGCAAAATGCTAAATTTGTACTAAAGTCTAACGAGATTCTGCGATGAGTTACAACTCCATACCTAATCAGCCAATAGTATTTAAGCCATCGGCAGAACTATCAACCGACTGCGGATGCGGAGGTGATGGCTTCAAGCAACTTGTCGATTTTGATGATGAGATATTCTTCCAGATCGAATCGACTCCTTGCAATGATTCAGGAACTTATGGCGGTGCTATAACTGTGCAGGCTTGGGAGGAAAGCGGATCTACCATAACATCAACGGCAGCAGATCCAACTGGCTTCTTTAGCCAGAACTTCTATCCGCAGGATATGTACGGTGTGATCAGGGTTATAATTGAAGTACCTGATATAATTGGTATATTGAATGTCAATGTAACGGGAGCATCAAGCCAAAACATTACAGCAGCAGGAACTCATACACTTTACTTCGACACCATTCACCTACTGACCAATAGCAGCATAAATGTAACAATAACGGGAAATACCTTTATTGGTAGCTTTGTGTTTATTAGCTTGGTCGGCATTCCGAATGGTGGCTTGTTCTTAGGCGTGGTAGATGCTGATGATGTCAATACAGTAGTCGCAAGGATTGATCCAACGATCACGACCATCGATCAGTATCTGACTGCTGGCTTCTCGATGGTTGATGTTGCACTATCAGCGGGGTGCTATCGGTTAGCCATTGCTGAGTATTGTACGAACTTATGCGGTCAATACTTTATCGCTAACCCTTACTTCAATGCAACAAGATCAGGAGTGCCGAGTTGGAGTTCAGTGCTTGGCACAGGAACAACGAATTGGGTGATCGATCCAAACTTAGCCAGCATCGAATTGGGCAGTGGCGAGAGTGCCTATCTTGAATCAGTTACGGAAGTATGCGAGGGTGTTGAGTATTCTATTGAGATAACTGTGGATGCCATTAGCAACGCAAGGCTGCGTCTTGTTGTTGACGGTAATGGATATGGTTCATTTATTACAACGGCAGGCGTTACAACTATTGTATTCACTCCAACATCATCAGGCAATATTAGCTTATTTGGCGTACAGTTTGGAGGCACACCATCGCTTATCGAGATCAGCAAGGTAACACTACGGGCAATCTACACATCGGTTAACTATGACCGTTACAGTGATGTGATCTCAGTTGGCGAATATAGCGGATGCGATTACTTTAAGTTAGAAGGCTGCAATGGCGAGAATCAATTTGGCTTTGCTTTCTATGGCTCATCATTCCTGCCATCAATCAGATTGGAAGGTAGAAGATACCAAGCGCAATACGATACCGATGCAGATCTATTCCGTTATGCTTCTGGAAGGTGGCACGCATCTTATGTTGATCGCAGGAAAAGACACACCTATTTCTTTGGCAGATTGCCTGAGTATGTGCTTGACTTCTTATCGATCTTGGTGTACTTCGATAACTTATACGTTAACGGTGAAACGCACTTCCCTGCTGAGGCAGACTTCCCTGAGATCGAGTACAACGATGCCGATGATCTCGGAACTCTTAGCATTGATCTATACCGCAAGACGGGCATAGTTCGCAAGACAGTTTGTGTTGGTGTGGATGCTGACTGCTTGCCATCGATCCTTAATTTGGATGAGCCATTCTTGCTTTACCAAGATGATAATCGAATCATTACGCAAGACCTCATCAACCTATTTCAAGAATAATTTTGTAAATTTGCAATCATCATCATAGACGTAGGACTTCTGATGCCATCCTATTGAATCGGCATTAACGAACAATAAACTCTACAAAACTATGGGATGCGTATCATATTGCGATTCCTCTTTGCTGGATCACAATCTTGTCAACTGTAACGATTACAAGTTAGGCGGAGTGTCAGCAATTTTGGTCGGAGCGTGTGGAACGGAATTAGTTGATCCTTCAGATAGCGTTGAAGTACAAGCCTTAATTGATGCTGGCACTGCCAAGCTAATTGAGGATATTCGCTTCGCTCTTCCTGCTGGCTCACCAGTTACCGTTGACTCGCCTATCGGCTGCGGAACACCAATCAGAATCAACGAGGATCGTACTGCCACGCTTTACGATGCTAACGTAACTGATGAGAATAACACCTTCTGGAATGATGTCAACAATAGACGAATCTCTTGGATCTTAGCATTCCTTTGCGATTCAGGAACTGTTGTTTATATCAACCCTAATGTTGGTATCACTTCATCGGCTAACTTCATTATACCTGAGCAGAACAACGAACTTCAGCGTTATGAGGTAACTTTTTCGTGGAGAGATAAAAACATCCCTTCACAGTATCCTGCACCTGCTGGCATCTTCGGATAATGACAGAGGCAACACAACCACAAAGCCAAAGCACTGCCTCGATTGGGGTGGTGCTTATGGCGTTTGGTAGACCTCAATATTATTGGGCAGCCTACAACTTAGCTTATTCAATTAAGCGATTCAATAAAGATATTCAGATCACTTGCTTGATCGAATCAAGAAAGGACGCAGACAAGTATTGCGGTGATCTTTATGAGGTGATTGATAGCTTTATTGAGATTGATCACGATCACTTATACACCAACAGGAAGTTAGATCCAGCAAAGGCGAAGGTGCATCTTTACGATTACCTTCCATACGACAAGAATGTTTATCTTGATGTAGATGCTGTGGCACTAAAAGACATTAAGCCAATGATGGATGAGTTGGTAGCACTTGGCAAGCCTTATGCAAGCCATACGGTAGGCTATCACACAATCGATCAAGGGCGCAAGATTGACTCAATGCAGTGGGCTTATGCCGATGACATTTGGGCGCATTACAAGTTTGATGAGTCAACGGTATTGCCAGCCATCAATAGTTCTGTGCAGTACATTGAAAAGTCAGCAAAGGCATTAGCACTCTATAAGATTGCACAAGACTACCTAATCAATAA